GCGAAAGCTCGATGAGCTTGCTGGGCGTGGCGAGCGCCGCCTTGCCGCCCGACACGGACACGATCGTCCGCATCTTCTCCGGCAAGTCTTCGAGCGCCTCGATGGTCAGCACGTCCGGCCACCGATCCTCCAAGAACAGGGCGAAATCCGCCATGCTCATCGGCTCCTTGTTCGCGCCCATCCAGGCGAGCCACTCATCGGAGAGCGGGAAGGCGAAGGTGGCGCGATGATCGGCATGGCGCGCGATATCGCTGGCGTCCGCGAGCGACTCACCGTCATCGCCGGTGGCGCGCTCGTGATAGTTGAAGATCGCGGTAAGGGACGGAGCCTTGCGATCGTCGTTGCCGAACACCGCCGACTCGTCATCCTTGAAGCGGTTGACGAGATCGATAAACGAGCCGAGCGACAGAAGCGCCGCCGTGCCCGAGATGCGGAGCAGGTTGTCGCGGTACGGATCGAAGAGCTTGCGATCGACCGGCGTGACGGTGCCGCCCACGCCGACGATCACGAGCGCCTTGATGCCGGTGCCCGGCTCCACGATCTCGCGAACCTCCGGCTTCGCATATTGATCCGCCTCGTTGCGCGCGGCCACGATCAGATCGGCCACGCCATCGACAGAATTGAGATCACCCATTGTCATAATCCTCGCTTAGTTGATCGGTTGACGCCTGCCCGGTTTAGGCGTCGCGGAAGGTTGCCGGGCCGGACACGTCGCGCACGCCGAAGAAATCGCCCTGCCTAGGGCGGTGCGGCGTGAAACGGTTGTCCTCGTTCGCGAAGAGGATGGACGGCTCGCGCTCCATCACGGGCTTCTTCACGTCGAACTTCGAGGCCATGCGGAAGATGCCGTCATAGCCAAAATCGATCTCGATCTTGAGCTTTCCCTTGGCCTTGCTCCGCGTTGCCGAGTAATGATCGATCATCGATGCGGCCAAGTCCTGCATGGCGGCGTGGAGATCGGCGTCGAACTGCCCTTCTTCGAGCATACGCAGGAAATCCGCGAAACTCGTAGCGGCAGGCATCTTGCGGCGACCATCGGCGGCGACGCGATCAAGCACCTCCCCCGTCCCGCTATCGACGCGCTCACCGCCGTCGATGATCGTATCCCGTGCTTCCATCATTGCCTCCTGATAATCGCGGAACCGCCGCGCCGGATCACTTAGACCGCACCGCCTCGATCGCATCGAGTCGCGCTTCGAGCCGCCGCAGCACCTTGAGCCGCGTGGCCTCGCGCGCCGTCTTCCCGTTGCGCGCACGCCATAGCGTGGGCTGCGAGATGCCTTCGCGCCCGGCCACCTCGATCATGGTGAGCCGGAGCTTGTGGGCGCGCCGCTCGACGGCGGCAAAGGCGGTGTCCATGTTCATAGCCACCCCATAGACCCGCGCCGCTCCGAACGTCAAACGTATTTTATTTGAATGATGACGGTTGACGGATGCCGCGACTCGGATCATACGGGGCCATCGGTTTCAGGGACCGACCAACCGGCTTTTGCGAGGAGCCCACAATGTTCATTCCCACGGATACGGCCATCGAGCGCGTCATGCAGGAAACCGGCATGGGCAAGATGCAGGCGGTCAACCACCTGCGCGGGCGCGCCATCTTGCAGGAGCGCGCCGCCCGCGGCGAGCGCCGCACCGGCGGGCGCTCGTTCCGGTGAGCCAGCCGCGCACCTTCACCGTTGCCTTCGATAAGACGTGGTTCCGCGCGCCGCTCGATTGGTCGTTGCTCATCAGCGGCCCGAGCGTGGGCGGATATGGCACGCTCGACCGGAGCCGCAGCCGCTACGCCACCGAGGCCGCGGCGATCACCGCCGGAGAAATCTGGGCGGAGACGGGCATCACCCCCGCTTTCCAGACACCCGAGCGCCTCGCCGCGGCGCGCGCTCACACCCCGCAGGAGATTGAAGCATGATCGACGCCGAGAACATTGCCTTTGCCGCGGAAGCGTTCAACGCCGCCGTCACCGCCTATGCCGCGCACGAGGCCATCACTCGCGAGCAGAGCATCGATCTCGCCATTGCCGAGCGCAGCGGCGACCCGGAGGCCATCGCCGCAGCCCAGGCCGCACGGAAGGCGCACGGCAACGATTGGCACGCCCTCTATGTCGCGCAGCAGGACACGGCGGATGCGCTCATCCGCGCCACCGGCGTCGATCCCCGGAAGCTCGCTTCCGCCATCAAGCGCTATTGAGGAGAGGCTCGATGCTCCGCCGTTTCCGCGATGCCATCGGCATCCTCTTTCCCAGCCCGCCGACCGCGCCGCGCCCCCTGGGTCCGCTCCCCGAGAGCGTGAAGGAGTTGGCGCGCAGCCGTCCGCCGTTCGGCGCGGCCCGCACGCCCTCCCCGTGGCCGCTCGTCAATGCCGAGGGCAAGACGTGGGCGCAGGCGCGCCGCGAGCGCGACGCCGCCGCACAGGTTTCCCGGTAATCCAATCGGGCCGGGCAACACGATAGGGGCGCGAACCCGGCGCGCTCCATAGGACGAACAGCATGACGGAACACAACAACGACGCGACCACCGCCACCGCCGAGGCGCACGCGATGGACGAGAGCGGCCAGGATGGAGGCTTGGAGATGATCGGCGGCGGGTTCGATCTCGCCGCGCTCCTGGGTGGCATGGGCGGCGAGCCCGTGGTGCCGCCGCTCGACCCCGCCGAAGCGCGCGGCATCCTGCGCGGTGCCTTCGAGCGGCTCACCACCGAAAACACGTTCAAGCCCGGTGACTTCATCGAGCGCAAGCCCGGCCTCTACAGCGGCAACAGCGATCTCCGCGGCGGCGTGGCGATCTTCGTCCGCTACGCTACCCCCGAGCCGCACACGTTCGACACGCCGCACCCCGGCGCGCCGGTGCCGATCGTGGACGAGGATTGCATCCTCGCGATCGTGACGCCCACGGGCGAGGTGGGCGAGTATTTCGCCTGCGCTCGTTACTTTGAACACGCCCCGACCGTCAAAGCGGTCGCGTAATCTACCGGACGGCGGGCGCTCGCAACGCCCGCCGCGAGGATAGCTTCCGCCAGGAGAAGATGATGACCGAAGACACCACCACCCAAAGCGCGATTGGCGGCGATATCGTCACCCTCGTCAACGAGAACCCCGGAATTGTGTTGCTCGACACGGCGCGCTTCGAGGCGTTCTATGGCCGCGTGAAGGAGGAGACTGACAAGCTTGCCCCCGACACCAGCACCCAGAAGGGTCGCGACGAAATTCGCTCTATGGCTGCGCGCGTCACCCGCGCCAAGGCCGCGATCGACAAGGCCCGCTTGGAACTGACCGCCGATTGGCGCGAGAAGGTGACGCAGGCAAACGCCGCGGGCAAGACGATCAACGAACGGATGGCCGCGCTCGCGGATGAGGTGCGCAAGCCGCTCACCGATTGGGAGGAGGCCGAAAAGACGCGCGTGCGCGAGTGCCGCCAGCAAATCGAGTGGTTTAAGGGCGCTACCCGGCGCGACGTGAACGAGACGGCGGCGCAGTTGCGCAGCGCGCTCGAATATGTCCGCTCTATCACCATCGACCCGCGCGAATATCAGGAGATGGACGAGGAGGCGCACGAGGCCCGTGATGCCGCCATCGCCTATATCGAGAACGCGATCACCGTGGCGGAACAGCGCGAGCGGGATGCGGCGGAGTTGGCAGAGCTTCGCGCGCAGCAGGCCGAGCGCGACCGCATCGCCGCGCAACAGGCGGAGGAAGCCGCAGCCGCGGAACGCGCCGCAGCCGCCCAGCGCGCCGAGGCCGAGCGGATTGAGCAGGCGCGCAAGGATGCCGCCGCCCAGGCAGAGCGCGAGGCCGCAGCCGCAGCCAAGCGCGAGCAGGATGCCCGCGATGCAGCGCACGCCGCCGAACTGGCGCAGGAGCGCCGCCAGCGCGAAGAGCTTGAGGCCCAGGAGCGCGCCCGCGTCGCGGAGGCCGAGCGCATCGCCGCGGAGACTGCCCGGCGCGAGCGCAACCAACGCCACCGCAATGCCGTGAAGGCCGCGGCGGAGAAGGCGATCGTGAAGCATGGCGTGGACGCGGACACCGCGGCCAAGATCGTCATGGCGATCATCGCGGGCGAAGTGCCCAACGTCACCCTAACCTTTTGAGGATCGAGATGACCGACACCACCAAGCGCAAGGCGCGCGGCAAAGCCCTGGGCGAAGCCGCCCGCCTCATGGACCTCATCGAGAACGCCACGATGGGCGGCGGTTCGATCGATATGCTCGATCGGCTCATGGGGATGCACAAGGAGGCCCAGGCGCGCGAGGCCAAGATCGCGTTCACGGAGGCCAAGCGGGCGATGTATCCGCACCTGCCCAGCATCACCCGCAAGGGGACGCTCGTGACGCCGGGCCGCGAGCCCACCGCCTATGCGCGCTTCGAGGATATCCACGAGGCGGTGATGCCGATCGTGACGGAGCATGGCTTCGATCTATGGTTCCGCAACGATCCGTCGCCGGACGGCACCGTGCGCGTCACCACCGTCCTCGACCACAGCGAGGGCCACCGCGAGGAAACGTGCTTCGAGCTTTCCGCAGACGACTCGGACGGGAAGAACGGGCCGCAGGCCATCGCGTCCTCCACCTCCTACTCGAAGCGCTACGGCCTCACCTCGATCCTCAATATCCGGATCGCGGGCGAGGACGATGACGCGAAGACGGCGGTGACGGAGGCCCGGATCAGCGCCGAGCAGCGTGCAGAATTGCAAGCGCTGATCGACGGCAAGAACCTCAACGCGCGCTCGTTTCTGAACTTCATGGACGTGGACTCGCTCGCGGACATTCCCGCCAAGGCTTTCGCCAAGGCACATCAGGCATTGAAGGATGCCCAGCCCCGGAGGACTGACAATGGAAATCGTTGATTGCGTACAGGGCACGCCCGAGTGGTTCGCGGCGCGCCTGGGCATTCCCACGGCCAGCATGTTCGCGACCGTCATGGCATCGGGCCGCGGCGGCGGCGAGAGCAAGACGCGCGCGACGTACATGGCGAAACTCGCGGGCGAGATCATCACCGGCGAACCGGCGGAAAGCTTCTCCAACAGCCACACCGAACGCGGCAACGCGCAGGAGGCCGAGGCCCGCAACCTCTATGCGTTCACGCGCGACGTGGAGCCGCAGCTTGTCGGCTTCATCCGCAACGGCAAGAAAGGCGCGAGCCCGGATAGCCTGATCGACGCGGACGGCGGGCTCGAAATCAAATGCCGCCTCCCGCATATCCAGATCGAGACGCTCTTCGCGGACAAGGTGCCGAGTGAGAACCTCGCGCAATGCCAAGGCGTACTATGGGTCGCGGAGCGCGAGTGGATCGATTACGTTTCCTACAGCCCGCGGATGCCACTTTTCGTGAAGCGCGTGCACCGGGACGAGGACTATATCGCCCGCCTCGCGGAACACGTGGATATGTTCAACGCGGAACTGCACCGCCTCGTGGAGCGGGTGCGGTCCTATGGCTAAGGGCCAAACCGTCCGGCTCGTGAGCGATCACAACCGCCGGATCGCGCACCAACTCATCGAGCGCGCGCCGCACGCCGCAGTGGTGGAGGTGCGCGAGGCCACCCGCTCGACCGACCAAAATGCGAAAATGTGGGCCATGATCTCGGACGTGAGCCGGGCGAAACCCGAGGGACGCACGCACACCGCGGAGGTGTGGAAATGCCTCTTTATGGCGGCGTGCGGCCACGCGGTTGCCTTCGAGATCGGGCTCAACGGCCAGCCGTTCCCGATCGGGTTTCACTCCTCGCGCCTCACCAAGGCGGAGATGAGCGACCTTATCGAGAGCATCTATGAATATGGCGCGCGGCACGGGGTGGCGTGGAGCGAGCCCCACCCGGCAACCCAGCAGCAGGTGAGGAGCAAATAGTGGACCTCTTCGGATACCCCCAGCAGGCCGGATTTAAGGCTCGTGAGACGGCGGCGGCGGCGGCGGCAACAATCCCAGCCGCCGACCTCCGCGCGCGCGTTCTCGCTATGGTGGAGCGCACCAACGGCGTCACCGCGGACGAGTGTGCCGGACGCCTGGGCTTGTCGATCCTGTCCGTGCGCCCGCGTTTCAGCGAACTCGCCCGCCTGGGCAAGGTGCGCGACACCGGCGAGCGGAGGAGGAACGCCAGCCAGCGCAAGGCGATCGTGTGGGCCGCGGTGCAGCCCGCCCGGTTGAACCGCCCATGACGCTCCCGCAGCGCATCCGCGGCCCGCGCTCGAAAGCCGCACGCCGCGCCGCGGGCATGGAGATCGAGGACACCCCGAAGCGGGAGCCCAAGGTGAAGCGCCGCAGCCCGGCGCACTGCAATTTCGTGCGCGATCACGATTGTTGCGTGCCCGGTTGCACCGCCCGTCCGATCGAGGTGGCGCACGTCCGGCGCAACGGTTCCGGCGCGATGGGGCAGAAGCCCAGCGACCGCTACACGGTGAGCTTGTGCCGCGACCACCATGCCGAGAGCCACCGCGGCGAGCGCACCTTCGAGGAGCGCTATGGGATCGACCTGTGGGCGCTCGCGGCGGAGTTTGTCCGGCGCTCGCCCAAGCGGAAGGAATTGGAGCAGATGCCATGAAGCCCGGCTATGAGTCAGATATGCAGCGGCAGGTTGCGCGCGGGATCACCGCCCGCCCCGTTGGCCGCGGCGTCCTCCTCGAAATCCCGTGCACCGGCGGTCACACCGTGGAGCATACGCTCGACAAGATGCTCCCGCCGGATGCGATGCCCCGCCAGCTTGCGCAACGCGGCTGGCGCATCGAGCGCCGCAAGGCGACCTGTCCCGATTGTGTCACCAAGGAGAAGAAGCCGATGACCGTACAGCCTGCCCCCGTGCTGCGCGCCGTGGACGCGCCAACCACCCCGCCGAGCGAGGGTGCGAAGGTGCAACGCCGCCTCGCCTATACCGCGATCGAGGAGGTGTATGACGAGAAGCTCCGCAGCTACACCAAGGGCGCATCGGATGCGGGCATCGCCGCCGTGGTGGGTTGTTCGGAAAGCCTCGTGGCGGGCATCCGCGAGGAGTTTTTCGGCCCCGCCGCGGTGCCCGAGCCGCCCGAGATCATTGCCCTCCGCGAGGATCACGCCGCCGTCATCGAGGCCATAGCCGCCGTGCGCCGCGATATGGCGAGCGTGCGCAGCAGCTTCGAGGCGACGCTCGCGGACCTCGACAAGAAGGCGCAGGGCATCGGGCACCGCCTCGACAACGCCGCCCAGGCGAACGGGTGGAAGCGGTGAAGACGCTATCGCCGGAGCCTTGGCATGTGGAGTGATTGGCAGGCGCAGGCGCGCAAAACGATCGAGGCCATCGATGCCACTTTCCCCGAGGGCACCACGCTCGAAACCCGGCGCGCTCACCTTCGCGCCCAGGCCCACACGTTCCACATGGGCACATCATGGGGCAAGAAGGTGTGGGCGAAGCACTCGCGCGCGTATCTCGAAAAGCACGGCCAGCCGCCGCGCAAAGTGGCGGATCAGCCCACGTTCCCCGCAGATATCATCTTCCCGTGGAAGGGTGAGTCCGATGCCTGAAATTGAACGTGCACGCGCCGCGATCGGCACCTTTCCCTTCCCTCACCGGACGGTGGTAGAAGTGGATGCCGATCGCGTGCAAGAACTCACCGCACGCTATAACCGCAACGTCATCAGTCCGCGCGAGGAACGCGAGTTAGCGGGCCTCCTGCGCATCGCGAACAGCGGGTGACACGGGGCAGGCGAACGGCAGGGCCGCGCCGTTCGCCACCGCCCACCGACAGATGCGACCACCAGCGCGCGAGACGCGCTCACCCCATGTTTCCACCTCCACATCGTACCGCGCCGCCGCCTGAGCATCCGTGACGATCTCGACAGGCGCGACGGGCTTGGCTTCCGTCACGTCCCGCAGATCAGCGGCAGGCGGGAATAGCGGCTGTATCCGTTCCTTGGGCGCGCAGGCGGGCACAGCCAAGAGCAACACGGGCAGCATCCGGAGCAGACTCCGGCGCGGATTGTACGGCATCGAGCAGCTTCTCCTTGCCCTCGTTGACGAGGGCGTCATCGACACGGCGCTCATTCGCCGCGATCTCCTTGGCCGCGCCGTCCACCTTGACCGTCTCGACGTTCGCCAGAGCGCGAGCAGCATCATAGCGGGCGGTGGCGGCGCGCTCGCCCTTGCAATAGCCGAGCGGCAGACAGATCGCGATGCAAGCGATGGCCGCGATGATCGCAGCGCGCGCGCCAACGATCCAATCCCAAATGCCCATCATCGTGCATCTCCCGTGATCTCGTCCGCCTTATCGCTGGCGGCATTCGCCACCGCATCCGCGGCATTGGCGGCGGCGTCGCTCCCGATCGCGGGCGTTGCCTGGGCAGCAGCCACCACCGCATCCGCGAGCTTGCCCGTGTTCTCCGTGCGCTTCGCATCGAGCGCGTCTTGGCCCGCCTTGTTGACGAAATAGAACCCGATGGCCGTGGTTGCCATGCCGGAAAGCTGGCCGATCATATAGACGATGATCTCCTTGTTGGCGTCGGGGATCACCTTCCACACCAGCAAGGGGAGGATCGCGACGAAGGCCACGATGAGACAGAGCGCCAGCCAGTTGCGGAACCGCTCCGCCGGATCAGGCGCAGCGATCACAGGGACACCCGCGTCCGAAGCCAGCCGAAGAGGAACGCCTCGTTGGCGGTGCGCCCGCGCGCGAGATCGATATAGCGCGCGCCCTGTTTGCAGTTGAGCGCCTTGAGCATGACGGCCTCCGCCTCCGCGCCGCGCTTCGCGAGGTACGAGGTGAGCGCCTTGATCGTGCCCGGCCCGATATCGCCATCCTCACCGATATCGGCATAGAGCTTGCCGCCATCGTTGAGCCCGTTGAGGCACTCTTGCAGCCACCGCGCCGGGATCGATGGCCCCATGTTGACGCCGGTGTCGAAAAGCTCCTCACCGATCGCAGCATTGAGCGCGGCGACTGCGGCGAAACCCGGTGCGATGGCGTAAACCTGCGTATAGATCGCGACCGCCGTGGCGCGCGGCAGGAGCTTCATATCGCCCGTGTACCCATTGGCGCGCGCGACGCGCTCCGTAATGCCCCACATGGTAGCGCCGCCGGTGTCCGCCGGGTGATTGGAATAGCCGCCCTCCTTGCCGATGGTGGCTTCAATCATGCTCGCGATCGTCATGGCTTTCCTCCTACATGCTCACCTTCGCGTGATGCGGCGGCAGCACCTTCGACCTTGGTGACGGTGGTTGGCGGTGAAGGCACGATCCCCGCCGAGCGGCCCGCCAGATAGATCGCAGTGAAAACGCTGGCGAGCGCCATCAAGAATTGCAGCCACCCAGGAATGCGAGACAGCAACCCGGCGGCACCATCGCGGCGATCCTTGTCCTGTTCCAGCTTATCGATCGAGCGGCACGCATTATCGAGCCGCTCCTCCACCTTGGCGACCGACTCGTTGACGCGGTTGGCTTCGAGCTTGGCGAGGCGTTCCAACATGGACACCTGTGTCTTCTGCATCTCCGCCATGTTTTTCGCGAGATCGCGCGTGGCATCCGTCGATTGCCGCACCGATTCGGAGAGGTTCCGGATCACCTCGAATTGGAAGCGGAGATCGCCCTCCGCTCCGCCCTGAAACAGTGCGCGCATTGCCTCGTCATTCATCGCCGGGAACCCGCTTGGGCGCGGGGGGAGGCGCGAAGGATGGGACAGGAAAGCCATCCTTGGGAGAAGGGCCGATACCCGCCTTTTTCAGAGCCGCGGCACTGTAGCTGGGGTTGTCATCGATCGATGGCTTTTTCACAGTCCGGTCCCCACAATCGTCGCGGTTCCGCCGCGGTTGGTCAGAAAGTTTTGTCCTGCCACAATGCCGGAAGCGCCAGAGCCGCCAATATAGGGCGCTTGCGTACCGTCCGGCTTGTTGCCCGCGCGAAGACGAGCGCCATTCACGACAGATTGCCCCGTGTTAGGATCGAAGAAAAGGGTTGCCTGGGCAGTGCTGCTTGTCGCGAGATCGTAGGAGCCGCCCTCGATTACCATGCCCGCGCCGCCGCCGGAGCCGCCACCATTATAGATGACAAAGTTTCCATCCGAGGACATGGAATTGCGCAAAAGCCGCGTGCGCGGTGCGATCGAGTTAAGAAGGATCGTGAGCGGAAGATCGCAATCCGCGATGATTGCATCCGCGGAGGAGCCGATGGTGAGCGTATTGACAGGAACACCCCCGCCCGCCTGTTCCACCTTACGGAAACGGCGAAGCTCCGGGGATTGAACGGTGCGCGTGTTGGTGATTTGCACGAGATCGCCAAGAGGACGAACAAAGTCTACACCATCAACAACACAGAACGGCGCTTCGATGATTTCAAGAGGACCGCCAGTTGTATCGATGAGGCGCACATTGCTCACGCGCGCGCGGACGATCAGACCATCGATGGAGATGGCAGGCGCATACCCAGGCAACCACGACGGATTGTTGCAGGTGAACCGATTGATGACGAGGCCGGTGAACGCCACCCTGCCGGTGCCATCCTGCGCCAGAAACTCGGCACCCATACGGCGCGGCTTGTCAACATAGACGTCCTCCATAAGGAACCCATCAACGCCTTGACTGACCGACCCGCCCGCAGAAGGCGCAATGCGCACAGCGTTGGTGACGACATTGCCACGCATGTAGATATCGGTGCGCAACAGGGCGGCACTCGATAGCTTTACGGTGGAGAGGTAGCTCGTGATTGCAGCGCCACCGCCACCACTGTTATTGGCGATCACGGTGAGATCGGAAATCGTGCTGCCGACGCCGCCAACATAGGCGAAAACCGCTGCGCTCGTCGGGCCGTTAACAATGGTTTTCCCGCGGCCAGCGCCGAAAATTTCCATGTCGCCCACAGCGATAAAGTTGTCAGTGTTCCACGTGCCCTCCGGAATAAAAAGGCTGCGCACACCCGCGGTGTAAGCGCGCGAGACGACAACATCGAGCGTGGCAGAACCCAAGCCGAACGTGCGTGCATCACCTCGTGACACCCACCGAAGGGTGTCCGTTACCGTTGCAGCAACGGCTTGAGGCCCGTTATTCGCACGAACGATAAGACCGCCCGCAGAGGGATTTGCCAAGTCACCGCGGAGCGCTGCATCCGCGCCACCTAAAGCCACCGGGACGAAGGCGCTGCCGTCAGCCGCGCCACCCAGCGCTTTGCCCGCAAGATCGGCCAGAAGCGGAAGCCGCGGCGCGACATTACCGAAAGGCACGGTGATTGCCCGCTTGAGGAGGTCGCGAAGCCAGAGGGATTGTTGCGTGCCGCGATCAAGCGCCTCCGTCAGAACCTCCGGCAGAAAGGCCCCCTCATTCTCCAAGCTAATGCCCTGCATAAATGAGGGCGAAAGCTGGACATAAAGAGGATCGCCAGCGGCAGGCGGAGCGCTAAACACCGCGGAGCCCCCGTTGCTGGTGAGAGACACATTGTAGAGCGCCGAGGAAAGGGCGGTGACGGTGCCGTCAGCACTCACGCGCACCACTTCCACATCATCATCGGACAGCGCCCGGAAGGTGAACGGGAAGATGGTGGTGGACCCATTCGGATAGAAGGGACCGTTGCGCGTGTTCGTGTTTGGCACCGTCATCGGTAGCGGCTCCTATTCCTGACTTTCGCGGCGACCCTTGGCAATGCCCGCGGCCACATCGACCGGACCCTCCGGCTTTTGCTCGCCTTTCGCGACGGCATAGCCGTAATCGAGAGTGGAGGACAGTTGCCCCGTAGGCAGGCCCAAGAAATAGCCCGGCGTTTCCACCGCGTGCTTGAGCCACCGATCGGAGACGCGATCTCCTTTGGCCGCGTTGACCATATCCTCTCCGACTTTCACGAGCCCATCAAACGCGCGATAGATCGGAGCGGTGGTAGGCATCGAGAATTGACCCGACACCTTGCGTTCAATCACGCCAGCAATATCACGCGCGCCCGGCACGCCAGCCCAAAGACCGAACAGCACCTTACGCGCGGCCCACTCCGGCCAACCCTCGTCATCTTGGGGCCAATCGCCCACGAGCAAAGCGGAGATCAGCGGCGCGGCCATCATCACCCACCCGGTTTCCACCGCAGCCTTGCGATAGTCGCCACGCCGGGCATCCTTAATGGCAACGCGCTGGCGGTTATAGAGAACGTTGAACGCCGAATAAAACATGGTGAGGACGCGATAGCCCTCGTTCGCGTTCTGAATCGCGGCCAAATCTTTCGACCGGCCCGCGCCCTGCGACTTGCGCACCGCCTTGTCACCACGCGCCGCCGCCTGCTCCTCCGTTGCGCCCTCATCAAGCGCCCGGCGGTATGCGCCAAGCCACGTGGGGATCGAAATGAGGTTCACGTCTACCGCGCCGATGCCCCAGAACGCCCAAGGCACCACCGTATCGCGCAGCCGCTTCGCCGGATCGAGCGCCTTGCCAAGCTTGGTGGTGGGGAGCTTGCCGATATCATTGAACGCGGTGGACACGTCCCGATCGAAATCCTGCGCGCGCCGCGCCATCTCCTCCGAACGCTCGAAGACGAACCCGCGGATGGAGCCCATATTGGCCGTGGCCTCCACCATGCCCTGGGCGAGATACTTGCCGCCGACCTCCGCCGCCGAGTTGGGCAAGCCGCCAAGCTGCGCGAGCATAGTGGTAAGGCGCAGCCCCAAGCCGACGATGGTCGCATTGGTGCGGAATTGGCGCATTACCTGATCGAGCGCGTGGAGCGTGTTGGTATCCATCGCGGCATCGTTCACCTGCGACTTAATCCACGGGCGAATCTGCGCATAATATTCCGGCCCCACCTTGCGCTCGATCATCTTGCGCACGCGCGGATGCTCCACGAACTTCAACGTGTCGCGCACCCATGCGCCATAGGCGACGCGGGTAGTGACGCGCCGGACATGGTTGAGGAGGACGGGCTCCACGGCGAGCTTGAGCGGGGCGGCATATTCGGTGCGCTCGATCGTGTGCCCCTTGGGGGTGGACACGGCACGGCCCATCTGCCCCATCAATCGGGCGGCGTCGTCCTCGTAATTGTCGGACGCGCGGGAAGAGCGGGCCGGATCATAAACCACTGGATAATAGCCGCCGCGGATTTCACCGAAGCGGGTGGTGACGGTACGCGCCTCGACGCGCTCCGGCACAACGCCGGTGATCTCCCGCTCCGAGCGCTCGATCTCCGGCCACAGCGTATCGATTTGCCGCCACACGGCCTCCACGAAACCCCAATCCTCGCGCTCCAATTCGCGCGCGAGGACGGCCTCGACCTTGGCGCGCGACCATTGCAGGTCCGGCATCTGACGGAAGGCCAAGGACTCGCCCCGCACCATCTTGTCATAGTTGGACTCGTTGCCCGTGTTGAGCGCCACCGCGATCAGGTCCATGCGGCTATAGTTGCCGGGCAGCACTTCGAGCGTTTCCGGGTTGATCTCCGCGAACTCCGGCACCGTCACCCGCTCCGAAAGGCGGCGTTGCTGCGCCTTGGGCATATCGAGATAGAGCCGGGCGAGCGGCGCGAGGACGTTCTCCGTGAGCCGGGATTTGGTGTTGGCCGCGGTGGTCGCACCTTGCACGAGCAGCTTGTTGACGATGCCGTCCGAACGGCCCCCGTCAAGCTCGTCCGCCACGAACTCCATCTTGACCATGATCGCATCGAATCGACGCGCCCACGATGCTTTGCGGTTGCGATCGGCGGAGAAGGCGCGCTCCTTGAGCGTCTCCGCGCCCTGTACGAACTCGTCCACCACCTCCTCGAAATCGCGCTCCTCTTTCGCAAGGCGCAGCTTTTTCTTGACCCGGCCCAGGTGCGCGATCGACGCCACCGCATCATCGAGCGCGAGCAGATCATCGACGGTGAGCTTGGAGAAATTGGTGGTGCCGGAATCGCGGAGCCGCGGCGGCACATGCACCTCCTCACCCGCATCTTCCTTGGCCTTCACCCAAGCGGCGAAAGAGGTGCGCTCCGCGATCTCACGCGCGGAGCGCGGCTTCATGTCGTATGCTTCGAGGAGATCGTGGATGCGCTCCAAATACTCCTGTTCCATCGAGTCCAGCTTCTTCGCGTTCGCCAGCTTGCCGAGCCGCTTGACGATGGCCGTGACCTCATCCTTGGCATCCTTCGCCGCTCGAAAGAGCGCGGCATTGAGCATCTGTTGATGCTTGGCCGTGAATGCAGCATCGGCTTTGCCATCGAGGATCGCGCGCTCCGCATCGCGCCCGGCCTTCGCCTCGTTGCGCTGGTGGCGCGCAATAGCCGCCGCTGTCGCCTGTTCCGAAATCAGGCCCTCGCGCACGGTGCGGCGCGCCCAATCGCGCGCAGCCGTCCACGGAGTGACGACGCGCTCCCCACCATTCTCGCGCTGGACGCGCCGCGCCAGGGCACGAAGCTCCGACGCAATCACGGTGGCGCGGGTGTCATTGTGAATGACGCCGAGCGCCTCCTCCTCGATCGAACCATCAGACAGCACATCGCCGTGACGCTCGCGCATAATGCTATCGGTAGCGGTGTCGATCTCCTCCTCCAACGTGTTGCGCGGGCCGGGCGCACCCACCTCTACACCAGCCTTGCGCGCCTCCGTCCGCGTCGCCGCCTGGGCACGAAGGACGCTATCACGTTGCCCGATCCCCATGAGCCGATCGAGAAGCTCACGCCCGGTGCGCAGGCCAACCATCTCCGCCAGAATATCAGGATGCACGCCGCCGACCGCCGCGACCGTGGGCGGGACACCCTTGGGCACAAGAGCGAGCGCATCCTCGCCATATTCCTCCACGATGGCGGTGCGATCGAGCGCAACGCGGGTATCGTCCTTCGCACGCAGGATCGCGAGCGCACGAAACTCGGGACGCTGCGCAACGTCCGCGGCGACACCCTCCCGCACACGATCTCGCTCCGCCCTCCATTCAGCGGTGCGCGAGCGGCGAATCGTCTCCATCGTGCGATAGAGCAGTGCGTCGAACGCATCGGAACGCGCCTTGCCCGCGAGTTGGACATGCGCAGCATATTCGGCATCCGTCATGCCGAGCCCCTCTTGCGAGAGTGGTTGCGCCTCCGTGTCCTGCACCGCCGCCGAGATCGCATCATCGGTAGCGACAAGCCGCGCCATCACATCGCGCACCTCGTCCGTGAGCGGCGCGTTGAGACGTTGCACCACCTGATAGATGCGGAGCAGCCATGCGCGGAACGATTGGAACGCTCCGGACAGGCCGGACGTGGGTGCCTTGCCCTCCATGAGATAACGCTCGACACCCCGCGCCCAAAGCTCATGCGCCGCGGTGGGGATCATTTCGCCATCCGCCACCGGCGAACCGTTTGCGGCGAACCATGCCTTGGCGGTTTCCCAATCAGCCTTGATCGCATCGCCCGCGCCATCAGCCTCCGCATCCTGCCGTAGCTCTTCGAGCCACAGGTGGCCGGATTCATGGAGCAGCGTGGACAAATCGCGATGCTCGAAGAGGCGGATGATGTTGCGGCCATCGGCCATGATATCGATGCGTCCGCGCTCGCCCGAGTTGAGCCCACGACCCTCCTCATCGACCTCCGGCGCGATGCCATAGCGGTTGAGCGCCTCCTCCACCTCATCGCGGGTGGCCGTCGAAACATCGAGGCCAACCTCATCGAGGATGCGGCGCAGATCGTCCGCCGCCGCGGCAACATCTGCCTGTGTTTCCTGCGCGCGCGAGCCCGTGGCCTGGGCGAAGCGAGGCGCGCCGCCAAGCTCGTCTGCGATAGCATCAAGCAAGGCATTGCGTTCATCGATCGCATCCCCGGCATTGTCGTCACGGCCCTGCGCTTCCGGGAAATAGCCCGCTTCAACGGCATCGCGGAACACGGTATCGAGGCCGCGGGTGTTGCCGCCAGTGCGCCCGATCATGGAGCCTTGAGCCGCTTGTCCGCGCAGATCAGCGGCGGAGCGGCGGATCAGCTTGCGCTTGCCGGGCTTCTTGCGGTGCCAATCACCCGCCCCCATGCTTTCGAGATCGCCGCCAATGTCATCGAGCCCACCATTGGCGGAGATGAAATCGAGCAGCGACGGCCCCAGCTTTGCCCGATCAGATGGGGCTTGCGCATCGCGACGGAGCGCGTTGAGCAGCACATCGATCTCGTTGGCTTTCCGATATCCGGCAACCGAGGCGGGAAGCTCCTGTTGAATCGAGACGTTGCTCGATTGGAACGCGGCCCACGCATCGGTGCCCGACCGCGCCGCGCGCGAAGCATAGCGAGATGCGTAGAGATCGGCATAGGCTTGCGAGGTGCGCAGATTGAACCCCGCTTGCCGAGCCTGGGAAAGCACCGCGTCATAGACCTTGCGCTCCGGCGCGCGCGCCTCGTTGTCCGCACGAAGCTCCGCCGCCGCCGCCCGGCCTTGTTCCTCCATGATCTCGCCATAGCGCTCGTTGAACTCGTGCGCCTCGCGCTCCGACATACCGCCCGGCGACAAACGCACGTCCTGCCGGATCGTGTCCCACGCGGTGGTGCCGGGCAGGTGCGCAGCAATGCCCGCCATCGGGAGGACGATATCGCCGCCCGTGGCGCTGGCCTGGGCAACCTGCCCGGCGAGATCATCCGCCCAATCCCATTCCGCCGGATCGAAGGCGTCCGACTGCATCAGGGAGCGCATCGTCTCCACCGGCACATAGACGTTCTCGATCGGAGAACCTTCGGTGTGCTGCGCGACGAACTCACGGAAGGCTTCCGGATCGCGTTCGCGCAGCCGCGATCCGGTGGCGGTGTCCATCACCGAATCCATCAGGTTCGCACCGGCGATGCCATCGGTGGCGTGTTCGATATCGCGCTCGACCGGGCGAAGCGCACGAGCGACCGCGGAGCCGCCGCCCACCGCGCCCGTCTGCATCACCACGGCCACGGCGGTATCGAATGCCGCGCCGGGCCGATCGGCCCAATATTGGCTCCACGTCGCGTTAGGATTGGCGACAGCCGTATCCACGGCATCCTGCCCGAGCGTCGCGAGTTGCTCGCCACCCATCTCCTTGAGCAGGAACTCACCGGCAAATTTAGCCAGGCCCTTTTTGCCGAAACCCGCGGCCAAGGTGCCCAATGGGAGAAGCTCCGTGCCCGCCTCGATACCGCCTTCCAGCGTGCCGCCGAGCAGCGCCTCGTTGGCCGTAGCGCCGCGTGCACGATATTTGCCGTAGGAGGAGAGACCTGTCTGACCGCCAGCCAAGCCCAAGCCGACCGCGACACCGCCCGCGCCGCCGGTGAGCAGCGTGCCAGCAAGCGCAGGCACCGCGAGCCCGGTGGAGATCGCGCCGCCATAGACGGCCTGGGAGAGGCGCGACATATCCCGCGGCGTGGTGGCCGCAAGCACATCGTTCACGTCCCGATATTCCTGATTTGCCGCCTCCACCTGCGTATCGAGGCCCAGCGCATCGGCAACGAACGCTTTGGCACCCGCCCGCGCCTGCTGGAAACCGCCCAAGATGCCGATGCCCACACCGCGCCACCATGAACCCGCCGTGTTGGTGGGCCGCGCCGCCTCGATAGCCTCCTGCCGCCCTTGCTCGCGCGCGCGCACCGCTGCGAAGCGCTCTTGCAGAGGAACCTCCGAAGGCTTGCGGTAGGCCCGATCCTCGATCGACCTGCGGAGATTGTGCGATTCTGGCGTGATCCCAAGTGCCGCATTGCCAAGGCTGTTGGGGCCGACGAGAGTGGACATTGCGCCCAGGGCTGGCACGTCATCCGCCGACGCCGCGGCATTGCGCGGGTTGCCGAACCACGACGTGAGATTGTCGTTGCCACGGATGATATCCGCGCCCTGCCGCCCACGAATGTCGGCGCTCACCGCATCGAAGTTGCGCTCCACGGTATCGCCAGGAAGGCCAGTTTGCCGAGCGAGCCGGTTGGCACGCGCAGCGCGTTCCGCGTCCGCCGCGCGCTGCGCGAAGAAGGTGCGCACCGCCACGTCCCGCCGATCGCTGGCGAGCGCATTATCGAGCGGATCGCCGCCGCGCGCCGAAGCGGGCGGAGCGAGATAGGAATCGAGGAGATCGCCGCGCTGATCGGTCATTACCAGAAACCCGCCTGTCCCTTGTGGTTGTAGTAGATGCGCGCGATCTCCGTATCCGAAGGAAGGCGACGGTTCGCGCGGCGCAGCGACGCGGCAATCCTATCACGAACCGCCGTAGGGATAGCGACCTGCACAGCCTCGCCGGGCTTCGCTTCATAGCGGCGGATCGTCTCCGTGCTATCTGTCAGCCACCCCGGCGTAGTACGGTGGACCGTAAGCGTTGCCGCATCGAACGAACGCTTGATTTCATCATCTGTTGGCTGGCGCTTCCCGCCGGTGACAGAATTGAGATCGCGTTGCATCATCGAGAAAATTTGCGTGGCCGATTGCCTCGCCTTTTCGTCCTTCCACTTGCCTCCCTTCTGACCAAGATCAAGCCCCAAGTCCGGTGCATAATCCTTGATCGTTCCCCAGATGCGCGAGTGATCGACCATCTCCGGCGAGTTGGGATTGGCACGCGCCTTCGCCTGCAACGTGGCAATGCTGGCAAACTCGCCCGCCGTCATCTGCCCCTGATACATGCGCAGATCGGTGGACTTGAACTTGTCCGGATCGTTGATCGCCATGAGGTTGAGGGTGAGCGCCTGCGGGCCATCGGCGGCAACCGCCTTGGGCTTGGCATTGCTCGCGGCCATCTCTTGGAACCGGAGCCGATCGTCGGGCGCGAGCTTCGCCCATACGTTCGGCGGAATCTGTGCGGTGGAGGTAAACCCGTCCACCCCCTTCTTCTGGATCGCATCGAGCGCCTGCCGCTGCGCATCGGATTCCTGCCGAGCGAGGAGGCGCTCATCCCGCGCCACGTACTTATCGACCTGTTCCTTAGCGCGCTCGCGACGCTCAAACGTCCAACCCTCGCGCTCCGCCAAGGCATCCACGCGCGTATAGAGTTGATTTAGATCGTGGCGCTCTGGAGCCTGTTGCGACCCTACAGCCCCATTGCGCGCGGTGAATTTAGCGACGTAATCCCGCGTTTCCGGCGGACAATGCTTGAGCCAATTGCCATCGCCTTTGCGCGCGGCATCGAGCGCCTTATCCACCCGCCCAGGCCCGGCGTTGTATGCGGCGGCGGCGAGTTGCGGATCACCATACTTGCGAAGCTGGGCGTTCCAATACGCCTCGCCCAAGCGCGCGTTATAGGCGGGATCGTTGCGGAACTTGGCCGCATCCCACGGCACACCCGCGAGGCGCGCCGCCTCCGGCCCGGTGGACGGCATCACCTGGGCGATGCCCACCGCCCCGGCGCTCGATGTTTTCGGCACGCCCGGCGATGCGAAATGCTGCCCGTTGGACTCGATCGGGATGATGCTATTGCGGAACATATTGGTCCCGCCCACCACCGGCTGGGCCTCGCCATTGTCCATCGATGGAGCGGGCAGACCCATAACGCGAGCCACGTCGCCGTATGCCTCTTGCTGATCGAGGTACGGCTTGAGTTGCTTGTCGAGTGCGAATGCGGTTTCCGGATCAACCTTGTCCCGGTTCGCATCGAGGAACGACTTACCCGCGAGCGGATCGGTGAGCGCTTTGCGCTGCGCGATTGACGCATAGACGCCGGATGAGAACTTCTTCTCCTCCACCGCGAGCCGCTCCGGGCTCCACCCTTGGGTGTCCGCAAGGCTCCGGATTTCCCCAAGCCCCGTGTGCACGTTCGTCTCGAATTGCACGGGATCATCAGCGTTCAACACGGCATTCTGCGAGGCGAGCGACTGCCGCGCAAAGGACTGCTTTTGCTCTTCCTGCTGAGTCTGGGCGACGGCATAACGCGCGATCCCCTCGCGCTCCTGCCCGGCGCGCTTATCGAACACGGTTGAGAAAAGCGCGCGTTGCCGCTCCGTCTTGGCCTCCCCGAGCATCTCCTCACGGAGATCGTTGAGCCCCTTTTCCACCACCGGGCGGGCGTTGAGCGCGTCGAAACCCTGTTGGCTGTAGAACGCACCATCGCCGGTCCAGAGCATATCGCGGATGCGCGTTGCTGCCTTGTTGTCCAAGCCCTTCGCGGCGGCTTGGTCATAGGCCATCTCGATTTGGTTCTGTTGCTCCGCCAACTGCCCGCCCTGCGCGCCCAGCTTCGCAAGGCCACGCCCGATCGCGTCCCCCATTTGCCCCGTCTCGACGGTGGCGAACTTGGCGTCGGTGACGGGCCGGAGTTGCACATCGCTTTCGACCTTGCGCGGAACCATTGCCATCGATCAGCCTCCGAAACTCGCGGCCTTTTGGCTCGCCTTTATCTTGCCCACCTGCTGCGCGCCGCCGAGGATCGTGGAGCCGAAATCGAATGCTCCCTCCACAAGTGCTGCACTCCGCGCCGCCCGCGCGCTTGCGGCTTTCGCTTGGTAGTTTGACGCGCTGATATCGTAGCCGAGCCCCTCGCGTTCCGCGTTCTGATAGGTGGTTGCGACCTCCTGCCGCCCGATCTCCGCGGTGTCGTTCTGCACGTCAGCCGAAGAACCGAAATCGACCTCAATGCCGTTCGCAGCCGCCGCGGCACGTTGCCGCCCGAGCAATTGCGAGTTGCGGCCCATAACGCGCTGGGCTTCGATCTTGCCACGCTCCGCCGCATCCGCCGCCTGCGAGCTTGCCATCTTGGCGTTCGCGTCCGCCACGCGCGCCTGATAGGTTTGCGACTTCATGGTGTTGATCGTCTTGACAGCGGTTCCCGCCGCGGCGACCGCAGTAGCGGCAATGGCAAGGGTTACGGGCTCACACATCGGCCCGCTCCATGACGAACGGCACGAAATCCACCCCTTTGCGCTGCATCATCGGACCTCCCACCATGAAGCCCCACCGGGCGAGGAGCCGGATCGCGGGCTTGTTGCCGACCGCTACCACGTTTTCAAGACGCCGGAAACGAGATCGCATCTCCGGCACGGTGAGCGCACCACCCTCGAAGAAAGCCCGCGGGTGCCGCCTCGCCTCATCAGTGCCCAGCATCCAAGGCGAGCCCAGGCCATCAACTTCCGAGAGAGGTTGAACGCCCCACATCGCGACCGGCACGCGGTCAACAAGCGCCGTCCACGCCATGACGGAACCGGCGAGCGACAGGCGAAGGGCCGAGATTGGTGATCGGCCACCCGCCTCACACTCGATACGATCCCAATAGCCCATTGCGTTTGCGATGCGGCGGGTGTGCGCAGGGCTTGCGGCCACCATCTCGATCATCTATCCGTTCCCCTTCGCCGTTAAGGCCGCGGTATGCCCCCCCGCGTTACAAACACAAGGGTGACGGCCCGGAAAAGACGGGAAGCCGAACGGGGGCGTGTCACGGTAGGCGGTGGCACACGAAGCGCCCCCGACCATCACCCCGTCACGATCGGATCAAGAAAAGCCGCGGTGAGCGTGAACGGCAACGGCTCGCGCTGGCGGATGAGGAGCGTGATCTCGTCATCCGTTTTCGCGGCCATCTGGACGGTATAGTCCCCCGTCTTCAATTCGTTCGGCACCCCATAGGGCTCGAAGCTGCGCGGCTTGATCGCGAAAAGGTGTTCCTCGTCCGGCCCCGCCTCGATGCCGCGCATTTTCACCACGCGCACCACCGCCTCCGCCGCCTGTTGCTTGCGGCCTTGATTCGTCCCGTTTCCGCCCTCGACCACGAGCGGGAGCGTTTCGATTGTCCCCTCGTAAGGGATGCCCACAACGATATTGCGCCCCTTGAGAGGAGAGGGGAGATCGACCGCGCCGCCTGTCACCACGAGGCCAGAAACCACGTTGCCATCCACCAGCGCATTGACGGTCCGGCCTTCGAGATGGTTGAGCCCGGTGATGCGACTGCGCGGCGTATCGAACCGGCGACGCGCGGCGCAATCGAGATAACAGGACTGCGAAACATCATCCCAGCGATGGGATGCAAGCCGCTCGATATACCGGCGAGTCTGCCCGTTGATCGTCCGGCGCACGCCGACATAAAGCCGATCCTCGCCGCCCTCCGGAATAACGCACCCGGTGAAGGGGAAGCCGTCCGTTTCGAGAACGGTCCAACCCCAGACCTGTTGCTCCGCTTCCCAAGTGAAGGCGAGGATTTTGCCATCGTCCCGGCCCACGTACAGGATGGAGCGCGGTTGCTGCGCATAGGCCCACCACAGGATATCGTGGCCGTCGAACAGGTGCGGCGAAAAGATCGTCACATCGTTCGTCTTGAACCCGTCCACGTCGAAGCTGTAGCCGATCGTGCGCACCTCATTGCCCACGCTCGTCTTGAAGAAGACGATATTGTCCTCCACGATCGGATTGAGGCGCGAGGAGCCGCGGCCCGACTGACGGCGCACAACAGGCGTTCCGGTCAGATAGCCGCCATTGTCGCCGCCACCGATGCGGAAAACGCCGTCCGAGCCCAGGCCGAGGAGATCGGTGAGCGGCACGAGTTGATTGACCGCATTGACGCGCTGCGCAACGAGCGCGAACGCAATGGCATCATCGTCGCGAAGCGGGCGGCTTTTGTCGTGGTTCTCATAGTCGCCGCTCTTCGAGCCCCACACGCCATTGGGCTTGTTGCGCGTGCGCGCCCAGAGGAGCCGTTGCTCAAAAAGAGTGACGGTGGAGGGATAGTTGCCCGCGCCGACGAACGGATTATTGCCGAGCGGCGGCGAGTCCGTCAGGTCGGGTGCAATATTGTCATCCCGGAACGAGAGCGAGGTGGTATCCCCGATCCACCCATAACCTGCGGTGTTCTCCTGCTTGTAGACGCGATACCGCTCCGCATCCGTTACGCCCGTCCACGTGACGGTGTTGTAATTACGCTTGAGCGTGAGATCGTTGCTGCACGTCCCCGCGGTGCTGGCGCGGCTTTCCTGCCCGCTGTCATCGTCCACCGCCGTCACCACGTAGCTCGCAGGCTGCGGGAAGTAGCTGTTGCCGCTATTGGCCGAGTCCGTGTTCGGGGTGGTGGCGGTCGCGACGGTGCCGGTTGGCGTCGAGATCGTTGGGCCGAATGCCACGTCCGCGAACGCCCAATTGGTGTGCCCGCGACGGAGCAGCTTCCCCGCCGCATGATCGATATGGGCGAGATACATCACGTCAGCGGATTGTTCGGTATCCACCTCCGGAAGCTCGACCGCATTGAACGGGGAGCCGACACGATACAGACGAGCGCCGGGCATTATGCGTAATCCTCGATGCGTTGCTCTTGCTTGATGTTGTGCGAAAGCACCCCATCGAGCGCCGCAGGGTGCCGCGCGAAATAGGTGTGCGCACCCTCGATTGTGGCGCTCCAAACAACTCCGCGGCGAGCATAGGTGCCGATCTCATCCATCCGGACCCACCCGCCGACAAAGCCCTCCGCGCCAAAGCGATGCGCCGCGCTCGCGTCGGGGAAGGCGTCGGCGGCGAAGATATCCTCCACCTCGAAATCGCTGCGCTCAACACGGTAGCAGCCCCAAGCGAGCGTTTCCTCGTGCTGCGTCCACACGCGCTCACCCACGCCAATGTCGCGCGCCACCTTCCACTCGCCGGGGCCGGTGCCCGCGGCATTCGCCATGAGGATCAGCGACTCGACCGCAACGCAATAACGCGGAGGTTGGTATGGCGGCACAACCACCGGCGGCGGATCGGGCTGCACGACAGGGGGAATAACCGGCGGCGGGGCGGGTGGCGCGGGTGCAGATGTGCGAGTGATCCCGCCAGGGGAGTCGCCCGCGAACACACCCCAGGCCGTGCCATCGGCATTGATGGTGAAGCGGTTCACATCGATGATCCCGGTGACGCGCCAAACCTGATCGTTGATCTCGATCGCACCAAGCACGCCGCTAACCGCCCAATCATCGCCTACCGCATAGCCATGATATGGGATCGACACGATTACGGGGTTGCCGTTGGTGACGTTCGTGACCGTGAGAACGTCTTCGACAACCATGCCGCCTCCAGCCGCCGGGCGCATGTAGCCTTGCCCCATTTCCAAGGCGTAATTCTGCCCGCTCTTGCCCTCATCGAACTGGAACGGAAAGAGCCGCCCGTCCTGCGTCTCATCGAACCAGGGAGATACAAACTCGAAGCCGGGCCGGAAGGTAAGCCCGCCATATTTGAGGATCAGGACGTTGCGAGCTTGCCGGACACCGGCGGCATACGGCGCGATATCCGTGCGGCCCCATAGCTCCGGCGCAAGCTCGCCCTTCGAGAAATTGTGGATTCCCTTACGAAAAGCCATCAGCCGATATACCCATCGCGCGCCAATTCCATCTCGGAGAGATACCCATAGGTGGAGGAAGGCTTCCGGTTCAGATTGTCCGCAATAGCGCGCTGCTTCATCACCTCCGCGGCCTGGGCAAGCTCCCGCTGCCGCTCGCGGCTTTTGAGCAGCGGCATGACAATGCGTTGCGCGATCTCCAGCGCGCACGCGCGGACGAACATGCGTGGGAATTTCGACACGTCCACGTCCGTCCGGACATATTCGAGGAGCGCGCCGGACACGTTGCAATAGAGGATATCGTCCGCGATCTCGTACTCAATGCGGAACGGATCACCGAACGATGCGCCGATCACAGGTGCAAGGGTCTGACCGGCCAGGAGCGGGACCATGCCGTTCGACGTTCCGATGTTGGGCAGGATACGTAACGGGGAGGCCATGTTGGCGGGCACCGCATAAGCGAAGCTCCACTCACCACCCCGATCATTGCCGACAACCGCAAGGCCACTGCGCGTGACAGCGAAATCATAGTGGAACTCTTCCACCATTTCCCCGATCACCTGCGGCCCGACCCGATTGCACTCATAGGCCGATTGGCTTTTCTCGTTCACCGATGCGATCGTGCCCGCGGGGCACTCCCCCAAGGCGGCATTGTAGATATCGAGGAGGGAGAGCGGCACGGGAGGTGTCCTTTAGCTGGCGGGGATCATCACATAGGAGAACTCGATACCCGCGGGGCTCGCGCCGAAGATATTGTAAACCCCGGAAGCCAGCAAGGCGACGAGATTAGGGGGCACCGTCTGCGCGAGATATCCTTTGACCGTACACCCGACATATTTGCCGTTCACGTCAGTGATCCACGTAGCCACCTCCAGGGTGGTTGGCTGCGTCTTTCCCGTCGCCACCGCAGTCAGGACCGGACAGGGGCGCACGTCGAACACCATCGGCTGACCGTCGCGCATGAAGAGCAGGTTGCCCGAATTTCCGCTCGCGTTGAGCGAGCCATAACCGGCGGCGGTGATGCGCGCGTGCGTGTGGTCATCGCGAGAGGCGAGCTTTCCCGATCCGGATGCGGGAGCCCCCGCCTCGCTCTTAGGTGCACCGTCAGAAAGGATCGAGGCGGGATCGACCGCCGCCGATTCCGCGCCGTTGATGAGCGTTTGCCAGAACGTCCGCATCAGGTCTGATACCCCATCTTGAGGGTGATCGCCGTTTGGGCAGTCGCCCCGTTGGTGAACACCGCGCGATGATAGCGAGCGCGGACCGGCACCACGATATCGAGCGGAGTGGCCGCGGCCACGGCTTGAGTAGCCACGACATAGCTCGACGCGAAATTGTCATCGGAACCCTGAATCGTCAGCGTCCCGGCTTGGCTGGCGTTCACGAACACGCCGAGACGAGGAAACGGGCACAGTGCCCCCGCCGCGACACCCACGTCGCGGGTTGCGCCGGTGAACACCGCGCCGCTCGCGAGCGTCTGCGACGGCGCTTCCGTGTAGAAGATCGCGCGACCCTTCTCCACGGAGAACGCGCCATTGACATCGCCACGCGCATAGCGATTGGTCATGCCGTCGAAATAGCCGTTCAACACCGCCAAGGGGCGACCTTGGCCGTCAGCCTCGCTCTTGGAAAGCTGCCATGCGTTGCCGCCATCGCCCACGGCGGCAGCGGGGCCGAACGTGACATTAAGCCCATACTGCCCGGCTGGCAGAGCCGCGCCGGTGAGCGGGTTGGCGAGCCAGAACGGCGAGCCGGAGAAGATATTGCCAGCCATCGCGGCCTCCAAGGAAACGAGGTGGGGCCGAGCGCAAGCCCGGCCCCATGAGGGTTACGAACCGCGACGCTTGGGCGCGGTTTCCACCTTCGCAGGCGCAGCCGCCGCCGCCATCGGCCCCGGCGTGGCCGCGAGCATTTCCGCTTCCAGCGTCTCCGCGGAGCCCTGCGCGCCGTCCGCCGGAACGTAGGTGCCCGGCGGCAACGTCTCACCCACGCCATGCGACGGGAGCGATTGCGGCATGGTGGGATTGGGCGCGTGCGGCGCGATCGGGGCGACCTCCACGACGCCGATGCCGAGCGCAGCAGCGGCGGCACGATCCTTCTTCTTCACCGCCTGCCCATCTTCGTTGATCTCGATGGCGGAGGTGGGCGGTGCCGAGCGGATTTCGGCTTCGCCGTCCTCGTCCTCGGGGTCCGGGCCAACGGGGAGATCGTTCTCCGTGATGACCGAACCGGCGGCGAGAAGGGCGGCACCGATGAAGGCCGCTTCCGTGAGCATCCAACGCTTCATGTTCTTTCTCCTGGGGGCCTCGCACCCCCTTGTCACCTATAGGCCAGTGCTGGCGCTATTGCGAAGGCCCGCCGCTGTTAGGCGAGGTTGGGATAGCCCGAAGCGTAATACTTCTGGCGATCCGTGTCATGGACGAGGCCCGCCGTGATCTGGCCTGCCGTCATCGTGCCGACCACGTTGTAGCGGCAACCGATGAAGCGCCGCGTATTGGTCGGGAGGACGAGATCGAGCGGCAGAGCGCCGCCAGCGGTGAGAGACGCCACCGGGACCACCGGACCAAGCGCCATGCTCGTAACGTTGGTGGTGAGCGCCGCGTCATCGGCGCAGATGATTTCCACCTGCAACGACGTGCCGCCGGTGAAGGTCGCGGCAATCTGCGCCATCATGCGCATTTCCTCGCCCCAGCCGACATTGCGGACGACGCCCGCACCAACGTCAATGGCATTGGTGGAGACGGTGGAGGTGGTGACCACCTGCGAGGTGGACACCATAAGCTGTGCATCGAGCAACATAGTAGGGCTTACCCTTTCGTTTCGGTGGGAGGTGTGCGTCGTGGATTAGACGACGCGCGCTTCCGTGTTGAGGATTTGCTCGACCTCGCGGACGGGCAGGCCCAGGAAGCTCACCACCTCCATGCCGTCGATCTCGCGGAGCGTGATCTGGGCGCTGGCCTTCTGCAAAGCCTGGGTGTGCAGGATGCTCTTAACCGTGGGGTTGACGTACCACGCGGCGCGCGAAAGCCCGCCGTTCGCGCCGTTGTTCTTCCGCAATGCGGTCGGAACGCGATAGTACGCCTTCACCATCTGGACGATCAGGTCCGCGGCGCTGGCGTTGGTGATGAGGTTGGTGACGTTGATGTTGGCGATGCGGACGATCGCGCGGTAATCGCGCACGGCGATACCGCAATTCCACTCGAAGTGGTCGCGGTAGCCCATGAACTGATTGCCGTTCGCGTCGAGCAGCACGTCACCGATGTAAGCGCCATCGACACCCGAACCGGCGAGCGACGCCTTGTTGACGGTCACGTCCTCGTGCTGCAACCCACCCACGGTGTTCTTCGGGTAGATGCCGTGGACATAATCGCCCCAGCCGATGAGCCAGATCGAGGTGTTGTTGGACCCGGTGCCGCCCGCATCCACGATCTGCGACGCCGCCGGGTTGCCCGCGATGGCGTTGAAGCGGGGAGCGAAGCCGGTGAACTGGCGAGCGTCGAGCGCAGCGTTGCCGTAGAACAGATACGCGGCCATCGCCTGATTCATGGACTCCATGAACTGGCGCGATTCCTCGTACCGATAACGGTTCACGTTGCCGGACAGCAGCGCGAGCTTGCGATCGACTTGGAAGAAGCCCGCAAGCTCCGCCGCGGCCTCGTCCACCTGCGCGCCGGTGGATTTGCTGATCGGCACGCCCTCGTTGATCCGGCGGAAATAGACGGTGGGCAGGCCGGTGACGATCGTGGTGCGGTGGCCGGTGAGCAGATTGCCCTCCTTCCACACCATGTCAAGCAGCACCTCGTTGCTCTGGGTGAGCAGGTTGACGCGGCCCGTGTCGAAATTCTGATCCGGACCCATCGCCTTCGAGATATCGAGCAGCGTGGGGACGGAGTTGCCGATAGCAGCCATCGGTTAAGTCCTTTTAGTTGGAGGGCGTCGGGCCACCGTAGACCCGATCCCAGATTGGCGTGTCCGCCTTGCCCGCCTCGCCGCGTTCAAAGCCGTCTTCCCCGATGGCCCGACCCATCTTCACCATCGCCCGGATCATATCCGGATGATTTCCCAGGCCCGACTCCTTGAGGAGAGTGCGGAACCCACCATCGGGCGCGAGGCCCAGACGGTCAAAAGCCTTCGCGGCCAGCGCCTTCGATTCCTCGAAGCGCGCGCCACCGATTTCCGGGTCAGCCGCCGCCGCTTCCGCCCACGCCTTGCGCTGGGCGACCACATCGGAGACGACGCCGCCCGCCACCTGATCGCGGATATGGTCCACGAAACCGGGCGCAGCATTCACGATTTCCTGCGCTCCGGCATTGGTGAGGCCGAGCTTGCGGAACACGGGATCGAACATATCGAGCGCGGCCTTGTCGAGCGTCACGCCCTCCGGTGCCGTCACCTCGTATGCTTCCGGCACTTCGCCGGTTAGCGGCGCATCCTCACCCGCCTTGTCGCCATCGCCCTCACCGTCCGCGCCATCGGTGCCTTCGCCCTCCTTGGACTTGTCACCTTCACCATCGGTGCCCGCGTCGCTTTCCTTGCCGCCCTCGACGGCATCGAGGACGCCGGGAGCATCGAGCGGATCGCCGCCAGCAGTACCGCCATCCGATGATCCACCCTCACCACCAGCATCACCGCCAGCATCGCCAGCGTTAGCAGCAGCACCCCCGGCAGCGGCGGCATCAGTCGGCGCGCCCGTCGCCGGAGTCTGCGTCTCCGTCGAGTTCTGCGTTGCGGTCGTGTCGATTACGTCGGCCATTCTTCATCTCCTTCGTGGCGGGATCAGTGAGGTTCGCTTCGGCCAGGATTGTCAACAAGGCATTCACCGGCACGCCGGTATGCTCTTGGACGGGGTGCGCATCGCTCACCCACCGAAGTATATCGAGCCCCAGCGACCTCGCACCCTCACGATAGAGGAGATGCCCTTCGGTGCCGTAGGTTGACGCGCATATACCGGACGATTCGACAATGCGAAAGAGGAAACGCCGGAACGCCGGAAGCCGGAGCAGGGATTGGAGATCGGCGCGCTGCGCCTCCTCTGCGGTGGGATAGGCAGGCATCAGCCGCCCAGCCCGCCGCCGAGCAGCGATTGCATGAGATTGGTGCCGTCACCCGAGTCCGTCTCGGACAGCAGCCGGGCGGCGTCTGCGCCCTGTTGCATGGCGGGCATGGCCTCCATCGCCTGCTTCTGTTGCTCCGCCTGGGCACGCTGTTGGCGAATGCCTGCGACCTCACGCTCCCCGCGCAGCATGACGGCAGGCGCACCGGCACGGTGGAAATACTCGCGCACCGTCGCATCCTCATCGAGGAGATCGAGCGCGGCAGGCTTCACACCTGCGAGGTTGCCGACGAACCCGACCGAGCGCTCCATCTGCCCGATGCCCACGAGGCGCTGCATCTGGGCGAGGATCGAGATGAACTCGAACTTGAGCGCCTGCCCCTGCAATGCCTCCGGCGCTTCGCGGAGCCTCCCGGAACGATCGAGGATACCCACGGCACGATCGATGGCGATTTGGAGCTTTTCCGTTTCCACGCGCTCGATCGTCGGCCCAAGTTGGGTGAGCGCCTCCTCGTTGCGGCTGGCAAGCTCCTCGATGTTGCGGGGCTGAACGCCCTGCATGTTCGTGATCGCCATGAAGAGATCGACAAACGCGAGGCGATTGATCGAAGAGCGCACGTCCTTAATGTCCTCGCCCACCACGCCGATCGTGCGGTAATCGACCTGATAGGAGGTTTTGATCTCCGCCATGTCCGACACCGCGGCATAGACCACATTGCGAGGCATCCGCTTCACCTGCCCGCGCAGCGACGCCGGGACGATAAGCTCCGGATGGATGGCGAGATCGGTGGCCTCGCCCTTGCGCTTCGATTGCAGTTGGAGCGTGCGTAGCGACGGCAGCGAGTTGATGCCCGGCGAGATCGAGGAATAGATATCGCCGCCAACCGTCTCCCAACGCGGAGCCCAGAAGGGTTGCTCCTCGTAGCCGCCGATTTTCAGCGTGCGGTTGATGCCTTGATCGCCTTCGTCCCACCACACGCTCGACCATGCTTTGCCTTGGTAGTCGAGCCGTCCCGGCATCCAGTTGGGATTGGGCTCGATGGCGTGCATGACATTGACGGCCATCTCATAATCGCCGCGATCCCACGCCGATTTGATGCTGGGCGACACCTTCGACCAATTCACATCGCGCGAGCCCGGCTCAACAGCGAAGCGCTCCACCACCTGGGCGGCTGTCATCGGCACGCGCCGGTAGAACACGTTGGGACGGCCACGATG